GGCTTGTTCAGCAAGTGTTCTATTCGCTTCTTCTGCCTTACCTTTAAAATAAGTATATGTTGCTGCTAGAGCGGATACTCCTAGGGTAATTGCTCCAATTGGTCCGCCGATAAGTCCTAATGCTCGACTACCAATACTACCAACTAAAGAAGAAGCTGCTGAGAGCCTAGTTTGCGCAGCAGTTTGTGCATTTGTAGCAGCAGTTACTGCTGCCTGTGCTTGTGCGTATCGAGTTGCTGCCGCAGTTGCTCCAAATTTAGCTTGGGTTTCGGCATTTGTTGCTCGCACATTCGCGAGATGAGCTTTTGCTGCATTCAAAGCAGCGGTAGCTTCTGCATATTCTGCTTGAGCATTTAATACAGAGGCTTGCCGGCTCGCTAATGTTGATGCCATCCCCTCTTTAACCGCTGTACTCTTAATTAAAATTGCACGAGTTATATAACCAATACCAACGACCAAAGCCCCATCAGCAATTAAATCTAAATTACTTGCAAGAGTTTGAATGGATCCAGCTAATACCTGTGCTGCACCACTACCTTTACCAGCCTCTCCAACAAATTTAATGATTTCGTTATTTAAAAGAGTGAGTGATTGACCAATTGTGATATCAGTTTTAGCGAAAAGTGCATCCACATCGTCTTGGGCGTTTTTAAGTGCTTTAACGATTTCTTTTGAAGTAATTTTGCCTTCTGCAGCTACTGACCGTAGCTGACCAACGGTGATGCCCATACCTTGTGCAATAGCTTTTGCTAAAGCTGGTGTTTGCTCCATTACAGAGTTAAGCTCTTCACCACGTAATGTGCCGCTTGCTAAAGCTTGCCCGAATTGGACTAAAGCGGCATCAGCAGCTTCTGCGCTAGCTCCACTAATTGCTACAGCTTTTGATACCGTTTCAGTTAAGCGAGCCGTATCATCCATAGTTAAATTCAGTGTTTGAGCATTGTCACTAAAACGTTGGTACACCTGTAAAACAGAATCCCAAGCTGAATAGGTTTTTTGTGCGATCTGGAATGTATCTTCAGTCGCTTTATTCAATTCAGCCTGATTATTAGTAACGAGCTTTAGACGGTTCTGAAGGCCCGTATAAGTGTCCATATTATTAATGGCAGCATTAATCGTTACTAAACCAGCCATATATCCTGCTAAGGACTTTATAGCTGTACTGTAAGAACGAGCAGACTTTTCTTGCTTGTCTAATTCTTGTGTTGTCGTTTTTATTTCTTGTCCATATTTTTGGACTTGCTGCGATGCTTGTTTAGTGGCTTCACCAGTTTTACCTACCACAGACGAAGAATTGTTAACCGTGGTATTAAATTTTTGAACAATATTATTTGTGACGTTGATTTGATTGCCCAGTTCTTTGGAAGTACGTGTAGCTGAATCACCTTTTTCGGTAATTTTAGACATTTCATCAGCTAAAGCCTTAGCATTCCGTACAGCATTCTGCGAATCAATAACAACAACCAAACGCGATTCTTGTGCCATCTTTACTTTCCTCTAGGCAATAAAAAACCCACTCAATGAGTGGGTTTGTGAATAAAGTTGCTTTACCAATCAGCATTAACTTTTTGTTGAGTTTTGATCTTTTCAGCCATTTGATCAGATGATTTATTTAATTCATCCATAATTATTTTAGCTGATGGATAATTTTCGGTAATAGTACGATTGGTTTCACTATAGCGAACTCCGCTAATTACCTGTGCTGGTTTATAGTGAGTAAGATTATCGTAACTTACTTTCATTTTCCCATCTTTTGTATCTACGCGCACTGTGAAATCTACTCGATCACCAGCAGTAACAGTCATACAATCAGCAAACCCAGAACAACGGTATGGCATATTACCTTTGCCAATAATTGAACCCGTAGTCTTATCTTCGTACTGAATTACTGCATTTGCTGAGCGAAAAGCTGTTGCAAACCATTGACGCGCGCCATCATAAATTTGGCCTTGCTTTAATCCATCTATTTGATAAACCTTTTCAAACTTTACAGGTTCTGATGGTTGCTGAGGGGTAGTAGCACACCCAACTAATCCCAAACTCAATAATCCAGTAGCCAATATTTTTTTCATGAATTTCACCGTTTGTTATAAAGTGTACTAACTTTAACAAACTGGTTACTAAATGTCACATAAAGCAAGACCACCCGAAGGTGGTCTTTAATCATGTTACTAGAGTTTTGGTTTCAAAACTCTAAATATTGCTATTGGGGTAATACCGTAGGCGGTCTGAGGTCTGCCAGCAAACTCTCTCACCATTTTTATCATACTGACCACACCATCTCTAAATTCATTTGGATCTGTATTAAAAGTGAAATTATCAAAAGGTAAAGCATCCAATACACCCAAAACATACCAGCTACCAGCTACCAGCTAGAAACTCACTATGTTTAAAATTCAAATCAGTTGGGGTACCTACAATTTCATCCCTATTCAATGTCATCCATACTTCATTACACAAACTTACACCAGTTTCTTCATCTTTTTGTCCAGTGTCATGAAGTAGCTTGGCCTCAAGCCCAAAAGGTATTCCTCTAACCATATTGGCTGCATCTTTGGTGTTTTCTTTTAATGCTTTTGCTAATTCCCGAGCTTCCTTGGTATTCTTTTTGGTTAAGTCCTTGATGTAAAAGTTTAAAGCTGGTTCAACCAACTCCTTAACTACACCGATATCAGTGACCCCTAAGCGTCCCTCAAGCAATACAAGATTTCCCAGCATGTCATCATTTAACTCTCTGTTAATGAACCCTAGTTCATCTAACCGGTTAATCATCTCTCTTGGCATAGTAGGAATACCATCATAAAGATGCTCTGAAGTAGTGTTTACAGTGTGGTCATTAGCAAGTTTTCCGCCTGTTACGGCAGGAACACCAACTGTAGCCTCCAACTTCCTTGTGTCTCCAATTTGGCTTGTATTTTTAAGAGCATTCAAGGAGCCTAGTCCATTAAGCTGAGCATAAAATGATTTTATTTTTGGATTGTCTAGGTAAAAAAAATCAAAGATTGATTCTGTGGTTGGTGAGTTTTGCGCCACGGTTTATTTGCTCCTCAGCTTTTTTTCTATGGTCATTATACTGAGTAGCACTTTCTTGCATAGCTCTTTTAAAAGAATCCGCTGCATCAGACATAAGCTTGCTAGCTTCTTTTTTGTTATCGGTTTTATTTGAATTGTTAAAAATAAACGAAAAGTTCATATTCGAACCTCCTGTGACAAAAATACCCTCTTATCATTTGATAACAGGGTCTCTATACCATCAAGCGTACCCACTAATGACAGCAGTGTCAATACAGAATCGTCGTGCCAATGTCAACCACTTGACCGTATTATGTTACATCAATCGCGCTATATCACGTCGCAAAGTCTAAGTTATGTCCCGAAAGTCAGCATTTAAGTCTTCGTCGCTCGTTGCGTCGCCTTCTTATGCGCCTCATCCAGAAACAGGTTATCCAAAGCAAAAACACAGTCATTGAAGATATGAGCAGCGACAGGCAAATCATTATGTTCTGCATAAACATTGATTGATTGCTGGTCCAATGACAGTGGGATACTTTGCTCATACCGTCTGGATCTGCAAATGGCGCTAAATGCCGAAAGAATGGATTCAGCTGCATAAGAGTATTCTGGTGGATCCGGAATGTGGCCACCTAAGAACTTGATTTGTTCGATTTCGTGCGGCGTTTTCGACGCATACGTTTTTTGATATTTGTAGAGCTCGATGACTTTCCCAGAATTAAAGCCTTGTCTTGATCTGCTTCTTCTTGAATCTTCTGTGCCTGCTCTTTGATGAATAACCAGATCGAAATGCCAATGTCACCTAGATTTAGAAGCTTTGATGCATTCTCAGGCGTATAAGGTTTTTCGGACTCAACAGTTTTACCATCTACGATTTCGGCAAATACCACACCTTTCCAGTCTTCGATTAAGTGGGCGGCGCATGCATCCATTAACAACTCGTGATAAAGCTTGGCATCTTCATCTTTTACCATCACATCATAACCTTTAGATGATATTTGGTTACCTGCGCGCTCAATCGCTACCTGAAAGGGTTTATAGGCAATACCACGGACTTTGAACTCAGCCTGTACCTGTCCATTAGAATCCTTATATTCACACCATTTTGATACATCCGAGCTTTTAATAATTCCGACTTTTAAAGCCATAGCAACCTCTAATTTGTAGAAATAAAAAAGCCCATGGGATTCCATAGGCTTTGTTACTGAGTAAGTTGATTACACAAGAGCACGTACAATCGTTGGACTAGTACGCACTTGGGCAAAATTGATATCTATTGTAATAATGTCATCGCCACCACCATCAGGGTGATTTGCTTCCTTAACTTCAAGTTGCGGGAAGTTAAACGAGTACTTACTGCCTTTGGTATCTGTAATATCGAAGGTCAATGTAAATACATCACGGGTTTTAATAGCATCAATCCAAGAAGCAGATGTTGCTGAAAACATGAAATTAGCATTTACGCCAATATCCATCATTTTCTCTAAGTAAAACTCAGGCGTGTACTTACCAGAACCGATACAACGGATCGCTTCCAGATTATTACTAAAGTTGATGGTAAGTGTCTGCAGACAAGCTTTACCCTGAATTGATTGACCATTAATAAGTAGCTTTTCAACATTTGGCATACTCACCAGAGGGCGAGTCGATGCTGGAATAGGATTTGTAACAGGATTAACCTGCTGTCGCGTAAATGAGCTACCTACTAAACCAAAGTTACCAGTGATTTTGCCTGTGGTCTGGATCGTCATTTCACCTGTATTCACTTGAATACCACGATAAATAAAGACTTGACCAATATCTTCAAAGACTTTTACCAAGGTAAGAGACTTACGTACTCCACCACCAAAACTTAAAGCATTTGCAGCCCAGTTATTGAAAGCGAGAACATTTAAGAATAAGTCAAAGGTACCTAGTGATAATTCAAACTCTAGTTGACCAGTTACTTCGGCTTCCGTTACAACAGCGCCTTGGCGAAAACGTGAATCAACTACTTCACTGCTATCTTCAGTAGTAACATTTTCAGTCAAACTATCAGTAACACGGCGAACGGTGTACCAGACTGGATTTGCAGGAGTTGTTCCTAAAACTGCTTCCTCACAAGCATATAATCGAATTTTTGCGCCTGAACTCATTTATGGTTCTCCAAAATTTAGGCAATAAAAAACCCGCTTTTTAAGCGGGTTATTAAAGTGTTTCGTCTGTGTCTGAGATTTCTGGCGGCTCCACGCCATTCATGGCTGCAGCAACTGCCTGAGATAAGTTAGTCGGCTGGAAATCCACTGGTGTTTCACTCAAAGGTTCTTCTGGCTCCGGCTCAGGTTCTTCATGCAGACGTATATCAATCCAGCGGCCTTCTGGAATATCGAGCGGATTTTCGAGATCAGCTACAATGGCTGCCTTTTCCACATCAAACTTACGTTTATAAGTTTTAATAGAAAGATCACCATTTTCTAAGGTTGAATATTCAACTGCTACTACCGTATTACCATTGGCATCCTTAGGTACTTCGATGTACCAGCCTTCCTGAGCAAAACCTAATGAGCCTTTCACTAAGTAATCACCAGTACCCAACTTATCGAAAGTGATTGGTTGCTTAGCTGCATCGTTATTTAGCTCAATATGACTTTGGAAAAGCTTAACGACTGGC